TTGCCATTTGGTAGTACGATTCCCAATCTATGTTGTTGCACTCGTTTACAAATAAAACATCACGCCTTGCACCCCTCAACTTTTGTGGTTGATCCGCAGAAAAGAATTCAATGTAACTGTCATTGCTGAATGTGTAAGTGAGTGAAGATTTGTTCCACTTGTTTGGGTCATACATTCCCACCATGTCCATGATTTTAAGAAAGTCACGGATTGCACCCCTTCGCAAATGCGGGATGGTTTCCGATACCACGCTAATTTCACACTTTGGGTTTTGCACCGCATAGGTGATAAGCATGGGAATAATACTGAATGTTTTTGATGAGGATGTTCCGCCCCTAACTATTCTAACCCGCTTTCGCAGTTGGGAAATCTTCGTTTGAGCGGTGGTCTTTTGAAGCATTATTTCACATCCAAGTCAATACCATTGAAGATTGGTTTTTCGGTGGTAACATCAATTTGTTGGGTGGGCATACCAAATCCCGAATCCATCAATTGTTTGTACGCACCCACATCACCTTTCCTTGCCTTGTGTATCATTGCAAGGGTTATCAAATCTTCTTGGGATAGTTTTTCCAATTCCCCCGTGATGGGGTTTTTGCTTTCTTGCATTACCTCCAACCACTTCCGTGCGATGGTGCTTCGGTTCTTGCTTCCCTTTGGTCTGCCATTGGGGTTGCGTACTTCACCAGGTTGTGGTGGTGGTATTAGGTTTTGTTCGTTTGGCATATTTGTCCAATTATTTTCCAATTAATTCAATTTCCTTTTTTACTTCATTCCAATAATCTTTCCCAAATTGTACTTTGTAGGGGAATTGTTCGTAATCATCCAAAACTTCATCAACCGCAATTACCGCGCATTGAATCCCTTCATTTCTTTGTTGCAATCCAACCACGGTGAATTTGTCAACCAGTTCTTTCGCTTTGTCTTTCGGGGTCATGATTAATCGTTTGGTAAAAGGGGCATGGGCATCCACATATAGGGTGCATTGATTGGTGAATCATCTGTTGACAAATACCATTGCCCGTCTAAAATATAGGCAACCTCTTTGGTGTCAATTAATACCCACACTTGGTCATGTGGTATGGTGTCGCGGGTTTCTCTCCATGCTTTCATATTTCAACTCCGTTCTTTTTAATTTTTATTGTTGGGTCTAACTTTTTCATTCTGTCAATAATAACTTGGCAATACTTTGGGTCAAGTTCCATGCCATAACATTTTCGTTTAAGTTGGTGTGATGCTACCATTGTTGATCCGCTTCCTAAAAACAAATCAGCCACCAAATCATTTTTATTTCCCCATTGTTCAAAAAACCATTTTGCCAATTCGGTTGGCTTTTGTGTTGGATGTACTCGTGTTTTTGTATCGTCTTTTTGCATACCATGATGCCCAGACCATAAAATTCTTGCAACCAATCGTTTGTGTTTTTGTTTTGACCAACACAGTTCAAAAGTATTCCCACTTACCTTGTCCATATTTTCATCGCATCGTTTATCCCATACAACCCAACTTCCATCAGTTCGGTTTGGTATTAATTCAGCAAAATAATCCGCCCCCCAAATAAACACCTCTTTGCAATAATCAAAACACGCAAAAATTGTATTAATTAATTCGGGAACAAAATCATCATTATCCCCTTTCACCTTGTCAAATCGATTGTTTGTTTTACGATGCGTTTTATCATTTGCAAACATTTGGTCGTAGTTCGTGTCCAAGAACATACCATACGGCGGATCAGTAAAAACCATGTCCGCTTTCTGCCCATCCATTAATCTTGCAACCGCATCGCTATCCGTGGAATCCCCACACAACAAACGGTGTTCACCTATCTCAAATAAATCACCCACCACAATATCCGTTTCAATCGTTTCGGGTTCTTCAAAATTATCATCCTCCGCTTCTAATTCAGTCAAATCCATATTGGGAACATCCAAACCCCATTCGTTCAATTCTTCGGGATTCCAATCGTTTGCCAACGCATCCCAATCCCATTCACCAAACCCGACATTGTCCTTTATCAAAAATTCCCGTTGTTGTTCTTCGGTTAGGTTTTCGGCCTTGATGATTGGTATTTCTTTGATGCCGATTTCCTGAATGGCTTTCCATCTCATGTTACCACCCAGAATCATCATTTCATTATTGACAACAATGGGGCGTATCTCCAACATTTCGGGAAAGTCCTTGATTGATTGTACTAACTTCTTGAATTTATCATCCTTCAAAATCCTTGGATTGTTTTCGTTTGGGATGATGTCTTTTGTTTTAACCCATTCTATGTTCATTTGTTCATTTTTATTTGGTGTGTGATGATTAAAAAATCCATGTGTTGTTTCTTATCCCCGTAAAATTCGTGACAATTTCTGCAAAGTGCCATGATATTTTCAATGTTGTCACGCAGTTTAGAACCACCCATTCCACGGGCTTTGATGTGGTGCAAATCCTGGGCAACCGCTGAACACACTTCGCAATAAATTGTATCACATTTATCATATCCAAAGTGTTTAAGGTAGTTCCTTTGATACGGTTTCATTTAGTTGCCTAATTTGTGTTAACCATTCGCCCCATCGTTCACGATCCGCAAACCTAACTTTGCACTTATCACAAATATAAATCAAATTGGAATCTATGTGTGGTCCAGTGGGGTTGATTTTTTCTTCTGTGCTTACTTTGTAATGGTCACAAACTTCACATTCATTCTTGCACTTTATAAGTTTCATACACTTGTGTCAATTCATTTATCATGGTTTGCCATGCCTTTGGGTTGCAAGTACACGGCTTGTAAATTCTCTTGCTTTGAAATATCCGTGACCACATTTTGGATAGGTGGTCCGCTTCCATCGGTGATAAAGTGGTGGAATTTATGGTCTTGAAATGTGTAAACCAATCGTATTCGCCCTCGGTCATGCACAATGGTTTGCGGTTTGGGAATATCTTGTTCAATTTGTGTTTACGGGCATCGCATCCGCAATCTTCGCCCGCCACAAACTTGGTTAAAAATTCAATCCCCGTGGCCTTCGTTACCTTCTGAATCGTATCCCCCAGTCCGATGGATGGTCGTGATTCGGTAAACTGTTTCCGTATGTCGTTTTTCTTCTGCATAAATTTGGTATTTTGTCTTTGTTCTTTGTTTAATAAATTGTTTGGCGTTCTTGATGGAGTTAAACACCGAATGTGTTGGAATCCCCGTGCGTTTTTCTATCTCCCTCATGCTATGCCCATACACAAAATGGAGTTCCAATAACATTTGGTCATAGTCACGGAGTTCATCAATTGCGTTCTTCACCTCACCCATCAAATCAGAATGTGCCATTTCAGCCATTTCGGGGCTTTCTACGGGGACAAAATGGTCTTGGTGTGGTATTGTGTTCTTTTGGCTTCGTTTGATGTCCATAAACGCATTGTGAAGCATTTTGAAAAGATAAATGGTGTTGATTGTTCCGTGGTGGTTTGTTAGCCGTGTGAAATTTCCTTCCGCCAATTGTATTTCTGCCAACTTCAAATACATTGATTGTACCATGTCGTCCGATTCGTCACCCGTTGCACCAAGGTATTTGGCAATTTTCAACCATTCGTTGTGCCGTTTCGCTATGGCTTCAAGTGTTACCAATGTATGCTTCTATTTGTAATTTGAAATCGTCAAACGAATATACAACCACATAGGCGTAATTCATTGCAGTGACTAACTTTTCCCAATCCTTTTGGTGTGTGCTTTGCTTGTTTGGTTTGATTTTAAGTTCGATGAATAACCCGTGGTGTGTTTTGTTGGGTATGAATAACACAAGGTCGCTTACACCTGGCAATACTCCTTCGGCTTTTAATCTTTGAGCCGTTCGCAAATCGCGTGATCCTCCGTTGGGAACATGAATCAAATGGTTTGCCCATTGGCGGTATGCCAACCGAAACCACTTAACGCAGTTGATTTGTAAACGGCTTTCAAGATGTTTCATTCCGCATCAAGGTACAATGACTTGGCTTTTGTAAAACCCGCATTGTATGCCATTTGTTGGTCCATTTGTTCTAATCGTTTCAGGTGGTGAATCACTTCGGGTCCTGGTACTGCGGTGGGGTGGTTTTCTTCCAACCACTCAACGAATCTTTCTATTGGTGTTTTCATAGTAAATTAAATCTAATTCTTGACAATCGTATAAATAATTTGCGTGTTGTTCATCGGTGATAATTAATCCTTCTTTGTGAACTTTTGTACACACTTCGCAATTACAGACATTTTTTTCTCTGTAAATTCTTTTTCCAATGCGGTCAATGAACCATTGCTTATCGTGTACCACTATTTTAATCATTTGTAAGTTTCGTTGTAAAATTGTCCAAATGTCATTACAACTGATTCATTCATCATTACATATAGTTCGTATTCATAATGCAACCTAATGGCTTGTTCCTTTTCTATTGCTTTGGCTTGTTCTAAAAGGATTTCGTGTTTATATTTTACTTGGTATGTTGTTTTATCAACAATTATAATTCGGTGTTCAATCAATTGGTCAAGAAACCATTGAACCGCCGTCTGTTGTTTATTGTTTGTCATCTTCTTCTTGTGTTTTTTCAATCATGTGGTCAATGTCATCAATAGCATTTTCTAACATTGCTTTAACTTCAACTAATTCATTTTTCCAAATGTCACAATTGATTGTTGCACTACCATCTTCAATAATTAACTCTACCCAACTACTTCTTACTCTTGTTGTAATATTCATTGCTCACCTCCTCCGTAGGTTTGTTCGTAAAGTGTAATAAAATCTTCTTTAAGGGATGCACCAACTCTTTTTGTTCCATAAGTGTAATTTATGGCGAATTCAATGGTTTCCTCTTTGTGCATTGCTTTGGCTTGTTTCCAATCTTCAACGGTTAATTCTCGATTATATGCTATTTCCCACAACCACTCCACTGCCGTTATTTGTTTATTGTTTGTCATATCAATATCCTAAATCCTTTTTAACTGATGATTGTCTGTCTTGGCGTTGGTTGTATTTCGTACCACGCAATTCGGGGTGTTCTTCTTGTGCCTTTCTTCGCATCCGTGTAATGGAATCACTTGATGTTAATTGTCCATCCGCTAAAATGCGTAAGAATTTTTGTGTTGGAAGTGTTCCAGTTGAATAACCCTTGGCGTTCATTTCTAAACCCCAAATCCATGCAACCAATTGTTCGTCCGAATCTCTAAATGTGGGGTATTTCGTTAACAACTCAATAACCACCGTTCTTGTTTCTTGTTTCATTTGTCCCTACAAATATATTATTTTATTATTAAAATTGTATTGGGTTCAAATTTTCTTTGTACATCGTTCTGTTTCCAATGTAAATCGTATCTATAACCCCGCATTCACCATGTCTGTTTTTGGAAATAATTAACTCCGCTTCTTCCACTTCGGGTTGAACGGCTTCATATTTTGCGGGTCTGAATGGGAACATCACAACATCCGCATCTTGTTCAATTGATCCTGATTCCCGAATGTCTGACAACATGGGTCGTTTGTCTGCCCTATCCTCTGGCTTCCGTGATAACTGCGCTAAAACAATCACAGTGATGTTCAATTCCTTTGCCAACAATTTTAATCCGCGCGAAATTTCCGCAATCTCTTGTTCACGATTTTGTTTTGAACCCTTCATCAATTGAATGTAATCCACTACCAATAAATCCAACCCGTGTTTGGCTTTGTGAATTTTGGCTTTTGATTTTAATTGTTGGATAGATGCGTTTGGTTCTTGGTCTACAAAAAATTCAACTTGACTTGCGTTTACAGATTCGCAAAGTTTGATGACTTCATGTTCCTTCAATGTGGCGTTTCGTATCTTCCAATTGACAATATCAGTAATCAAAGAAAAGTATCTTTTGGCCAATTGTTCCGCACTCATTTCCAAACTGATAATTAAACCCTTTCCGCCCAACTTACAAAATTCATAAATCAGTGATAACGCTAAGGCCGTTTTACCCATGCCAGGTCGTGCGGCCATCACGATTAAATCCCCCGCGTTCCATCCGCCTAACATTCTATCCAAAGAATCCCACCCCGTAGGTTTGCCCGTGATCCGTTCACCCCTTGCGATGGCTTCGGTGATGTTGTCCAATGTCCGTGCGCTTATCTTGTGAATGGATTCAGGGTCGTGTATCGTTGTGAACCTTGTGTTGTCAATTGCGTTTTGGGTGTACTCCAATAACTCCTTCAAACTTTTGGTCAAATCAATTTTGCCCAGTTGTTCCACAAATTGTTTTTGAAGAAACTTTTGTTCTAACCTTGGAAGGTAATCACTCACATTGGCAACATTAGACACATTTTGTCCAATCATAATCACTTCCATGCGTTCGTTTTTTGGATAACCTTGAGTCAAACTCATGTAGTCAATTGGTTCGTTGTCAAAGTAATAATCTTGCATCCGCTTAACCACTTTGTGATGCAATGGTGATTCAAACCAATCTGCCTTTATTCGTGGCAATAATGAGCGTGTCTGTTCGTAGAACAATAGTTGTCCTAATATGTAATCCTCTAATTTGTCATTCATAATCTGCGATATTAAACTTTTTTAGTGTTGGTTGTGTTGTTTGTGTTGTTTTTAAGTTTCCATCCTTCCATGTGATAACGCACGATTTCCAACTTTTCATTTGTTCTTTTCCAATTTTCCATCCTTTCGCTTCGTAGTGATGGTAAAAACGCTCGGCCACATTATTCATTCCTTGCTCATCCATGTAATCGGCAATTTCTTGAATGGTTGGTTTGGTGAATACCTTGGTTGTTTTTGGTTTTTCAACTGGTTTATCTAATATCTTATCTTTAATTTCATCTTCATTTTCATTTTCATTTTCCATATGTTGAACATATGATAAAGATGTGTCAATCATATCTTCTTTCTTTTTACGGTTATTACGCCTGGATTCAGAATATGCCTTTCGTTTTTCAACTTCTTGTTCCAACCTTTCATTGTAATAAAGCCCCGCCCCGTCCAAAGCAAACTTTTCAAATATATCTTCGTCATGTGTGCCACATATCTTTAACATATCTTTTTCAGTTAATCTACCTTTTTGGTGTTGGGCGCACATCAAGCGAATAAACTTTCCAACTTGTTCATTGTCCATGAACATCGTGCCAGTTAAAAAGTCACTTGAATAAAATAGGAATGCGGGATCTTTTGACATCTCATTTAGATAAAAGGTGTTTCAAAATAGAGTTGTGAATTTCCTGGATGTTTTCAGGCGTTCCCCAATTTTTACAAGCAATGTCAATAATAATGTTTCGACCTTTAATCATGTACAAATCATCCGTGTGGAATTCGTAATCGTGCCACCATTTGTGGTTCATGTAAACTGCAATCGTGCAAATGTTTTTGTCTACTGTGGTTTGTGTTGTGTATGTGTTTTGCATAAAATAAAACCCCACACAATTAATGGCGGTCGCAGTGCCAAAAACTGAATGGGGTTGTAAAGATTTTTCCAAGTTATCTGCGACATAACTGTAATGCGGTACAAATATACAAAAAAGAACTATCTTTGCAACAATCCGTTCTTGTTATTTGTCATTTCATTGGATTAGTGGGGGGATGCCGATGCCCCCCATTTTTTATTTGTAGATGTTTTCTTCTTTTTCGATGTAATAAGTGATTCCATAAACAATCATGGAAATCATTACCATTGCCAATCTTTGGTCTTGTGTCCATTTTAACGCGTTGTAATCGCCTAAAAT